CATAGGTATAATAAACTACTATATTATTTGAAGCAGAAGCAGGTGCAGTTGTAAATGTTACTGTTCTATTCATTGTATCAAAGTCATAATCACTTTCAGGTGTTTTTTCAGTTCCACTTATTGTAACTTTTACAACCACTGGATTATTATCTAATGTAAACACTGTATCTGAATTATTACCAGAAAATGTCTGTGATGTTTCATATCTTAAGTTCTGTCCTAATATGGTAAGATCGTTTACAATTTCAGTATCATCAAAACCATCATCAGATATTTGAACTGTTGTACCATGTGTTAAAACTAAATCCAAGTCATTAAAGTTTGTTTCATCAAAAACCAATAACTTTGAACCTGTTGTATAAAATATCCTATTTGTTATTGATGCTAAATCTTTTAAAACGTCAATTATTTTACCATCTGCTGTATACTGTTTCAAAGTAATACCAGAAGCTCCACTACTTGACTGATATGTTAGATTGGTCTTATTTGTTATCAAATCCTGTACAATATATTCCGGTGTCTTATCATTGTATATCTGACCATTAACTTCAGTTTCTGCCAAAATCTTTCCAAAACTTTGTGCTATTATCTTTCTTCCATCCAACTCGGAGTCTAACTTTGTGATTCTTCCACCAAACTTAATCACACTTCTTGGGTTTCTTTTATTGTAAATATTGTCTGGTTGATTGCCTGACAGAATATTTGAATAAAACCTAACCCTTGAAATTTCCCCATTAAAATAATTATTTGGAGGAAAGTCACTTCCTATATGTAGATCAGTTGTTGTTGTTTGACTACCTGCTATAGTTGCAGTTCCTTTTGATACCGTGTCAACATATAATGTTACTAGGTTTGAGTCGTTTCTTGAAACTCTTATTAAATGCCAATTACCATCATTAAATCCGGCAGATGAGCTTGTTATTGTTGAATTACTAAGAGACACCTTAATATCACCAGCAGTAGTAACGTTTGCCTGTATACCTATTCCCAAATCAGTTGCTGTGGAAAACACATTTGGTTGGTAAACATTATCCTGAAATACATCACCCTCAACTCTTTTTGATAGAATATACATACCTGATGTTGTTACTGTCCACTTTGCCCAAACATAAATATCAAATGATGTTGAGAAATCAAATCTTGAATTATGTGAAACTGTAACTTTACCACTTGAACCATTAAAAATTGCTGACTTGCCATCCCAAGAATCTGTACCATAGGTTAAACTTGTTGCAACACCATCATGATTATATCCACCCTCATCTTCAGCATTGCCTTGAAAGTTATAAACTGCTATCAAACTGTTTAAATCTGCCATATCTTGTAGATATTTTAACTCTTGGTTTATTGTTGGGTTAACTGCCTTTGGAACTTTTACGGTTATCTGGTCAACTGCACGTTCACCCTCTTTTGTTAAATCTGAATCATATAGTGTTTTTTCGACAGAGTTTATTAATAGTTTAACTAGAGCCATCGTAAATCACTCCGTAGAGTCTATTACGTCACCAATCTGAAATTCGATGCTAGCGTTCCATGTTACAGGATCTGTACCTGATTTCTGAAATGATAGTCTTGTTACTTGACCTTGTAAATCAAAAATACATTTATTTGGACTTGATGTTGTATCGACTAACCTAAACCTATGTCTTTCTGCCGATGTTAAACCCTTCTTTTCAAAATACTCTGACAATGCAACCATCTGACCATCTGCTGTTGTTGTATCAAATGTTTCATAAACTGCACTATTAGCTATTGTTTTTATTCTTCTTGATTTATAATTATCCCCACTATTAGAACTACTACTTCCATCCCATCCCACACTTCCGGGAAAGAAGGCATCAGTACCATAGGAATCTAAAATTTCATTCCATGTTTTTTTGTTAACATTATCATCAATATCTCTGAATGGTGTTGATGTTTCTTCTTTAATAACCCATGAATATACAACCTTTCCTTGATTTCCCTCTGCTTTAGTTATTATTGCACCCTCAAGATAAAATTCTGGTAATCCGAATGTACTAGCAGGTGCTTGTATCGCATAATCAAAACTTTGTACATTTCCTGCCTGATATGAGCAATATGGATTACTTGAAGAAGATTCTTTTGGATATGCTTCTAATAAAATTTTAAATGCCATCTAAACATTACCTCTTCTACTTGCTGCTTCTAACATCCATCTTTGTACCAATGGTTTTAATTTTAGATAATCTGCTTCTTTTGTAATATTACCAACATTAATATTCAAAACATTTACACCACCTACACTACCCCTATCTTCAGGTGTTACTATTTCTCTTCCATCTTCACCAAGAGACCACAAATCACCTGTCTGTAATCCAACACCTAAAATTGGTTCATCTATAATACCACCAAATTGTCTTTTTCTACTTCTACTAGTTGATCCTTTTCCACCACCAGATCCTTTACTACCAGAGCCACTTCCTGATCCACCAGAACCTCCTGATCCAGCTCCTCCACCACCAGATCCACCACGATTTCCACCAGATCCACCTGCTGAACTTCCTCCACCTTTACTACTTCCTGATGATCCTTTTGATGATCCACTACTTCCACTACCAGATCCACCACCACTTCCGGGACTTGAACCACCCCTTCCACCAGAAGGTCTACCACTACTTGCTGATCCTGAACCACTGGTAGATGTTGTGGGACTTGATATTGAACCAAATCCCCAACCATGTGCTGTCCCCATTGTTGATTGTGCTAATGCTGCTGCTGCATCTCCTGCTGATTGTTTTGCTGCTGACCAGCCTGATGATAATCCTAATTGTTTTGCTGCCGTAGTTTCTGCCATTCCCATTTGTACGTGTTCATGATTTTGTGCAAATCCGGCATTACCTAATTCTGCCAAGCCTTCCCAATTTTGTAAATCTAAATTATGTTCTTTTGCATATGCTGCTGCTTTTAATCCTTCTTCACCACCACCTGCCATTACATAAGCCTGTGCTTCTGCTGCTGTACTTAGATCATTTACAGAATCAAAGTGTTTTCTTTGTGCTTGATTTGCTATTTTGTTTTCATATTGTTTTTGATACTGTGCTTGTATTTGTATTCCTTCAGGTGATGTTGGATCAATTTTTTGTCCATCCCTCCATATATCACCAAACTTACTAGGTGAAAACTCAAACTTATTTCCTGTCACATCACCTAATGGTTGACCACCAGTTGATGCTATTGCTGCTGTGTGTGCTGCTTCATCTGACATTACATTTGATGTATATGAATAGTTCATACCTGAAGCATCTGTACCTACGTGGAATGTACCACCCGGATTTGATGCTGCTTGTGGGTTAAACAAACCACCTGTGGCTAGGTTTGCTGATGTCATTATTGCTTCTTCTGCTGTTGTAAATGCGTAGTTTAAACCTGATATTGTATTATTAAGTTCAGCTCCACTACCATATATCATATCACTTAACCAACCTATTCCAGTTTCTACTGCTTCACCAAAGTCTGTAGCACCACCTAGAAATGCATCACCAATCCAAGATAACCCATCCCATATTGATTGACCTATATTAAATGTTCCTTTGTCTAAAACTCTATCTAATTTATTAACATCATGACGTAGTTCATCGGTAGAAGATTCCATTTCTTCAGCATACGCTTCTTGTACTATATTCCAATCACCAAGTCCATTCCACGCTTCTTCTATACCACCATATAACCATACTAATCCATCATTAATAGATTTTGCACCTTCATCTATACTACCTGCAAACCATTCGTAACCAGAAATTATACCTGCCCAAATATCCTCCTGTTCATGATGAAGGTCATCCATATTATCAATATGTTCTTTCTCTATATCTTCACCATCGTTATAAATTTCATCCATATTTTCATTATGTTCATCTGCTATATCTTCAGCATCACTTGATACATCAATATGACCACCACCTTGAGTTGGAATAAATATACTTGGTGTACCACCTGAACCAGCACCTGAACCAACTGTATTTTCACCAGCTTCACCTAATTGTTTAGGATCAATAGCAATTCCAGCGTTAGTAAGCATTTCTCTATACTTTGCTAATTTCTGCCAACTTCCTAATTCATATAATGATGTTCCTGTTGGATCAGATTCTAACTCTGTGTCTATAAATTCCTTAAATCCCATTCCACTTTGTTTAAAAGTTTGAGAGTTTTGTATTCCCATTGAGTAAAACTCACCCTGATTTCTTGGAACAAGTCCACCACCATGTTTAAACTCACCTATTCCCATCTCCTGTCTAAATAATCTAGCAGGATCTTTGAATTGAAGATCAGCTTTCATTTTCATCTCATCACCCATTAATGCACCTATTCCCAAAGCCTGTAACCCTTTAATTATTCCAGCACTTATGGCTCCAATAGGATTAATTAATATTGCTCCAAGTGATCTTGATATTCCGGAAAAGTCTTTACCCATTGGTGTAAATGCTCTGAAAAATGGTATAGCTACATCTTTAAGAAAATAAAGTGCTAATGGTCTTAACACAGAACCAACAAGATCACCTATAGGTCTCAGTATTAACGTCAGGCTGGTATTCATTATTTTTAAAACTGCTTGAAGTAAAGGTGATGATTCTATAACTCTTCCAAATGAAAGTCCTACGGCTGCTGCTATTGCTGCTGCTATTCCCACTCCCAAACCTTTTATTTTTGATGATATACCAGATGCAAACTTTATCATTGGCTGGAACATGGTGTATAATTTATCACCTATTTTTGACATAGCTGTTGTAAACGCACCCTTCATTCCTGATTTTACCTCTTTTGGTATTTTTTCCAATATATCATCTACTGCCTTCTTAGCATCATCTTTGTGTATGGTATCAGCCAGTTTGTCCATTCTTTTAGTCAGACGGTTTATTTCCCTATTATTCATTCCTAACGCTTCTGCGTTTTTTCTAAATGTGTCTGCTGTTCTATGAAATTCCTGAAGTGGTTTTAATGCCTGATTAAAATTCTTCATGTTTTCATTCAGCATCTTTAGGGCTTGGGTGTTTTTATCCTGCCTTTGCCTATCTTCTGAACTCTGACTTACTGATAATCCACCCTCATCATTTTCTGCTGACATTATATATCAATATCATGTTTGTCCTTTATATTATTTGTGATTTTGCCTGTTTTTTCTTGGTTTTCTATGAGGTGGAAGCTTAGGCTTTGGCAATCCATACTCCTTCTGTTCACCAAACGGCATACCCACATTCTTTATGCCTGATGCAATAAGCTTCTGTTCTTTGAACATTATAAGCATATTCTTTAGATATTTAAAGGGCTGCCTGTCTACCTGTTTTTTATCCCAACCAAACTGTGATGCACAAGTAAGATATACTGTGTATACTAGTTTTTCCTCTTCATTGATTCCTCGAAGGGTTTCATCATCTGATTGAGATAGCTCCCTAAAGGGTAGGCTGTGAGAATCTTATCTGCTATAATTGTAACTACTTTATAGCCGAGACTGTTTAATCCTTCCTCAGAAATCTCGAATGGGGCTTTTGTGATAGTTCCTAGTAGAATCTCTTTTCTGTACACCTGTACATTATCTACCGGATTTGTACCTTCCCTGAAATTTGAACACTTTCTAATTATTTCTTCAAACTTTCCGAAAGGCATATCATCTTCGTATTCAACAGGGGCTTGAGCTCCTTTGTATGTTATATTGAATGACTTTATTGCCATAGAATGTATATTATGTGTACTATATATAAGGCTTTCTCTTTTAACTACTTTGCTGTGCCAATAGCGTTTACTGCTACCACACTTGCTCTCTTTGTACGCCATGCTATGTTTTCAAACACTGGTTCTACAGGTTGAATACCATCAATGGCAACTGAATCAGGTCTAATTCCTTCTAGTTTTACCTTTATTGATTTTTCACTTGTTGTTGAAGCACTATTTGTAAAGAATAATTCAAGGTCAACACTTGTTGCTGTTCCTACTGTTTCTTTTGCTGTACCATCAGATCTAATCTGATCTAATAATTGGTTTATCTTCTTTTCATCTAACCATGATGCTCTGAAACTACCTGTAATATCAAGAACTCTTCTGAATGAAGCTACTGCTTTGTGATCTCCTACTCCATATAATAATGTTGGATTTTGTGCAAATGTAATGCTTACATCTTGTACTTCTGCTACGGTTGCTAATGAAGAACCATCATTCCACTTTACTGATCCATGTGCAAATGTATATGGAAATGCAATGTCATCTGTTGGTGGTGTTGTGTCAAATCCAGTTGTAAAAACTGAGCCTGAACTGTGATCTTCCTGACCATAAGAAATATCTGCTGAACAGTTTACTGTTCCGTCAACAGTTGTGTTAATTCCAAGTGAGTTTAATATACATCCGATTCCTCTTCTGACTACGGTTCCGTTTGTTGCGTTTTCTGGTTGAAAACCTACTTCTGTAGTAAATGGTTGAACACTTTTTGCTGCTGCGTGTACTCCACCGGTAGTTCCATAAGTATGAGTTGTCACACCTGATGCTGTATTTGATGCCGGAGCTCCATAAATTGCTCTAAATATCCAAGGATTTGAAAGTACAAAATCAACCCCAGCACTTCCTGTTTGCTGTCCGTAGGCGTAGTCGTCAAGTTCTACTTGACCTAATGTTGCCAAGTCTTTTGGGCTGTTTGATAGTGACCAATTTGTTAATCTTTGATTTATTCCGAATGGTTTGTCTAATGCAGAATCATTGGCTGCTGTGCCAAATGCTGATTGCCATCCATACCTAACATACGAATTTGCTCCTGTTCTTACCATATTTCTCTCACTATGATTTCTAGTTCTTTGCTTATAAAGATTTTGGGCAATATCATGGATTCATTCGCCTATATTTTATCCTTATCATATGTCTAAACATATTCCTATATAATCTACTAAGTGGGACAGTTCCAACTATCCTTAAATCCACAAAATCAGCCCTTCTAATCTGATCCTTTAAAATTCTTGATACTTCACCAACAAGTTCAGAATGTCTATCTAAACTCTGATATGACCTAATATCTAGGGTTAAATCAATGGTGTGAAGGTGATCTACGCCATAAAGTCCAAAATATTTAATATTTTCATCTGATGGCTCTATCAAAATTATACCCTTCTTTAACTCAATATCGCCAAAACCAATAGTTTTCTCATCCCATATTCTTTCAACTCTTGGGATTTGTCCACCTGTACTTGTATTCCACTTGGTTTTCATCATGTCAATTAGATCATCTATTGATGTGTATGTTGCTATTCCCATTATTCACCAACTCCATATTCTGTTGGGGTATATCTTTGTACTTCATGTTTTCTACCCTGCCAAACTACATATATCCTATCAGGGTTTTGGGGATCTAATTCCTGTGTTGTATATTGCCTTGATAGCCCATGATTATATATTTGCCTTCCAAACAAGAATGTAAGTTGTTTTAACATATTTTCCTTACCTTTTTCTGTTTTTGCTTCATATTCATTTTTTAATTTCATATCTCTTGTTAAAACCCTATTCTTAACCCACCCTTTTAAATTTTCAACGTTTGGAAATCTTCTTTTTGGGACACCAAAAAACTCATACGCTAAAGCATCCTCTAACTCACCTCTTACACTAATTTGTCTTGTGTCGGAATTATAGACCAATAACTCATTAATTGCATCTTCTGAAAATTTGTTATCTCTTAACCATTTTTTTGTATCTTCTAAACCCTGTTCTGCCAATATTTTTTCTAACACTTTTTCCAAGTCATCAAACGTCACTTTTTTATCTTCCTGTATTTTTCTAAATCTTCTTACAACTCCACTTTTTAACCCTGATACTCTAAAAACATTTGTACCAACCCAAATAACTTGTCCGGTCAGTGTTTTAAACTTAAACGCCATTATGGTATCACAAATACTTCTCTACGATTGTCTATGCACTTTTCAACATCTTCTGCCCATCTAGCTTTAACTGCCTGTAAATCAACTCCAGTACCACCCATAGGTAGCCTGTCCATTCTAAGACTTGTGTTTACAAGTTCTATTGCAGTTAATTTTACAATAGCATCTTCAATATCTAATGGTATGGTTGAATCACCTGCATATCCCTCGCCACCATATCTGTATGTAACCCTAACTCTGTTTTTTCTTAAAATTGAAAATATAAAACCTCTAAGATGAACTGTTCCTCTTTCATAGTTAACATCATACCACTGTGAGTTTCCCAATATGTTTTCCCATGTAGCTGAAGCACCCTGCCAAATTTCTATCTTATCACCTGAACTTACATCAAACTCGTAAATATTTCTATGTGCCAAAAATAGTGGTGTACCCCAACCAAAAGTGTAAAGTAGTGGTAAATCATGAAGTTCTCTTGTGATGGTTTTGGATCGCCAAGCATGACCTGTTCTTCTGTCTAATTCGGCTTCCTTCCTTTTTATTATCTTTTCTACCTGTGCTTTATTTGGTGATGTCGTTGATGTGATAGGTACACGTAGAAAGTCTGATACATCCCCAACTGTACAGTATGTTGTTGCCATATATTATAAAAGTTTGTTAAGTATTTAAATTTACTACTTAAATACTACTGTCCATTCTGCTGAACCTGTTATATCAGCGTAAATTCCACTCTCAAACCTTCTATTAATGTCTTGATAGTTTCCTTCAATCTCACCGAATATAGTAAATTCTGCTGTACCTGAACCACTTGTGCCATTCTTCAGTATGCACTTTGCACCAGAACTTCCCTTCAATGTACAAAACACTGCTACAACCACGCCATGATCTCCTTTTATAAGAGTATCTGCGTTGAATGATACAACATTATGATTTAATTCTACCATACCTGTTATTAATTTCTGTTATATATAAACTTTAAGAAAAAAAAGACGGCTTTTTGGACTCTAGTAGCCTATGACTAGGAACTCAAACACCTTACTATTTGTAAGATTTGAAGCGTTTGCTAATTCTGCAAATGCTGCTCCAGCAGAGCCACCAACTGTATAACATTTGATTTTTTCGTTGGTTTTGTCATATTCTACCTTGTGTAGTGAGTCCGTAAATGTAGGAACCACTGCAACGAGTGTAGATATTCTGCCCTCTTTGAGGTCAGCAGACACTCCGTTGGTTGCATAATTGTCAGAGCCACCGAAGGTAACTTTGACAGCATATACTCGCAACTTTGATACCAAAGCTGCTTGCCATGAGAGAGTTTTTCTCACGTTAGCGTTTGTCCAATCTGATGAACTGATTGTTAATGCCATGTAATACATTTATATGGCTTATTAATAAAGATAACCCCCTAGTTTACACTAGAGGGGAAATTGTTTAACTTTGTTTAGGACTCCAACGCCCTAGAATGTGTAAGGCTCTGACTCTCACTAATTAGTGTATAACATACGTTAATATAAAGATTAAAAAAATAAAATGCCCAAAGGGCGTTCAATTTTGTTCTAGAGTTTTATATCTCTGATCTTACCTTGAGATTTGAAATGCCTACAAACAGTCTCGCCCATAGTCCTGAATACACCTTTCTCAACAAATGCGTTGTTTACGAATGGGTAGCCCGGTGAACGTCTTGTTGCTTCATAGTATTCTGTTGGAATTGCTATTTGTATTCCAATTCTTGGATAACCGTAGCCCTCTGCATCTGAAGTATCAAATGCGAATAATCTACCGATTTCTGATGCATCACCAGAGTCGCTAGGAGCATCCTTTGATGGTATGAATGGGATTCCATAGATTGAATCTACGTGAATACCGACTCCTGTACCTCTAAAGGTTTGGATTCCATTTACGTCAACCTGTACTAATGCTTCACCGTATGGATTTGGAATACGGACTGAAGGCATATACAAGCCTTGTATTTCAGAATATACTTCGTGTGAACCTAAGAACACATTTGGATCTTTACCAGCAGCAATACGAATCTTTCGTAAGAAAGATCTTAGTGTATCGTCTGTTAAGACACCATTTGTACCAATGGTTCCTGAAGCTGATTCGACTGTACTATCAAAGGTTGTTGAACTATCTCTGTCAATAGTGGCGTTTGCTGCCCATGGATCATATGAGCCAGTTGTTGAAGCACCTAAAGCAGTTTCTTCTGCACTAGATGAAACAATACGGTCAAGTGATTCAAAGTCGCTTGTGCCAGCATTTGTACCAGATCCAGTAATTCCACCCTCTACGTCTGCAAGTAATTGTCTGTTAAGGAATTCTTTATGCTGTACTGCCATGTACAATCGGAGTGAACCAAGTCCTCCCCAAATGTCATCCTTGCTGTGCGTTGCCAACCATTCCATTACTTCTGATGCACTGAAAGGCAGTTGTGCTGTCTTTGGTCGAACATCAATTTCTTGTAGTGTTGGTTTTACGGTTTCAGCAATGTTACCACCCTCTGCTGTACCACCTAAAGCAGTGTTGCCTTGGTTAGTATTTAGAGTTGGTTTTGCAGTAATAACCCTCCATCCAGATTTATCCCATGGGTATTTTGGTAAAATGCCGAAGGCATTTGCTTCCAAGTTGAGCTGCGCCCATGCGTAAGCTCCATAAACTGCGTTAAAAACGCCTGCTGTGGAGGTTGTTGCTGGTGCATCTGCTTTTCTTAGAAGGTTCCTGTTATAACCATAGTAAAGTGCTTCAAGCTCATCGATGGTTTTTATTTGAACCATTTTAGAAACCTGCTACCTCTTCTGGTGTTGGTGTGTAGTATTTTCCTTTCAGAATGTCTCTTGCCACGTTACTGAGTCCCTCGAATCCATTAGCTCTTGCATCTTTCAAAATTGGGCTAAAGTCCTGTTGGACTTGACCTGCTTTCTCTAGTGCTGCCATTGGTCTTGGAGTTTCAGTTGTGATAGTATGTTCAGATTTCTGAACTAGTTTTTGCTCATCTTGAGCTTTGTTCAATGGTTTTTCTTGCATTGAAGGTGCTGCATCGTTAGATGTTTCATCACCGTCATCATCTAATCCGGCTTGATCTCCTTGTGGGTAAGGCTTTGCTGGGACAGTAATATCTGCTCCAATATCCTCACTGTCGGAAACGGCTGGTTTAGCTGGTAGATCGGTTGGTGTTTCTAGGGCTTTCACTCTAGAATCAATACCTTTCAATGAATCTGCTACTGATTTTAATTGATCAGTAATTCCATCGAGACTAGTTTTGAGTGAAGTTTCAAAAGCTTTTGCTTTTTCTTCTTCTTCTTTGTCAGAATCTTTTTTCTTGTTTGAGACCTCATCTTCAACAGAATCTTCTGCTTTCAAATGAGTCTTTTCCTCAAGTTTTTTGTCGTCTGCCATGTTGTTAACAATATTTAAAGATTGCTCCTTTATATATATTTCTTGCTTTTTATCATTATTTTCCTCTTTTTCAGGCACTTCTGTTATTTGTGCTGTTGGATCACTTCCCTGTTGTGCTGTATTATAACCACCTAATCCTCTAACACCCCCATATCTTTCCTGCCCAACTTGTGATTTATCGGTTTCTTTTGGCTGTGGATGACCTGTACCTTGCCACTCACCTATTCCCTCATCACCTTTTTCATTACCAAATCCACCTGATCCATCTCCTGAATTATCTTTACCACTATCATCTTTTTGGAATGGTGTTTCAATAAATACAGCATCTGTTCTTGTTTCGTCTGGTATTGGTAGATTATCTACTTTTTTACCTAGTTTTCTACCAGAACTCTCATCTTCATGAACATCTTGATTATACATACTATGCCTATCACCATCAGCGTTTGAGAAATCAACCTTATCTACATAACAACCAAACTTTTCACACTTTATCTTCATTTTACCATTTCCTAAATCTTCATGTTCTACTGTTGCTTTTGCTATCGGATC